ACAACCGTCAGCAACCAGACAAGCACGATTGACAATGGCGCAATGCCATCACCAACAAACTCTAACGGTACACGCGCAGACGCTTATTCTGGAGCATAAAAAAAGGGCGCCGAAGCGCCCTTTTCGCGTAGACTGAATTAGTCTTCAGCAGCAAGTTTAGCAAAGTAAGAAAGCGTATCTTCCTCTTCCATGTCTTCACCTTGATCAACAGCAGGTACTGCAGGTGCTGGCGCTGCGCGCATAGGTGCAGGATCGCTTTGAGTCTCCATGCTGATTTGCTCACGAACCGTACGAGGAGCAGACTCACCGAGCACCAATGCAAGACGGGCTTTTAGTTCATCATAGGTCTTGTAGTTCGCAGGATCCGTAAACTCGTTTAGATCGTGCAGCCCTTCATAGACTTGCTCAAGTTGTGAATCATCACCGCCGAATAGAGCGGACTGCGACGCAAACTCAGACTTGTCGTAATTACGATAGCCTTCGACATTACGAATCTTCAGTTTGAACGACGCACCTTCCCAGAAGTCAAAGGGATTTACAGGCGCTTCGTCAGCAAACTGAGGCTGCATTACGTCCATGATCTTGTCAAAGATTTTCTTACCGAAAGTAAAGAGAAACACCTTACCTTCGTTTGCAGGGTTTGCAGGATCAGATTCGACCAGAATGTTTGCAACATAGTGCAGACGACGCTTGCGCTCACGCACAGTTTGTTTGTCGTCTTCATTACCGCTGTTCCAAAGTTTAGAGTTTGCTTCAGAGACAGGATCTTGCTGACCGATAGAAGTGAGCGAACGCTCAATGTACCATTGACCAGTGGGACCTTTAAAACCATGATCCCAGTAACGAACCCAGGGCAGTTCATTACCTTCAGCGGCGGGGAGAAAACGAATCACAGCATAGCCGTTACCAGCCTTATCGACAGTGGGCTTCCATTGACGCTCGTCAACATAAGACTTGGTGTCTTTGGGTCCATTGTCTGCGCTTGCAGCGGATACTAGATCGGAGATAGAGTTGCGATTACGCTTGAGATTTGCAAAAGACATATGTATGTTTCCTTGTATGTACACAAAAGATATCTTTGTGTTTCTTTTTGTATAAACAGAGTATTTTAGTTTTGTCCACAGTATTCATAATATAGAAGTATATAGTATCACAAAATTTTCTACTGATCAACCTTTTTCCAATCAGAGTTTTCAGTGTACTCATATGATCCTAGAAACTCTTTTCTGAATGCAGTGGGTTTCAAAGCGCTCATTATAAGACAACCACTTTCAATTCGGTAGAGATAATAAACCTTACCGATTTCGGGAGTAAAACTGTAACGGGCGCGTTCAATCATTGGACTTATTCGAAAGGTAGTTCATTACATCTAGGTAAAAAGTTTAGTTTCATTGCTTCAGCCTCGACCTTACTTTTAATTGGACCTGAAACATACTTTTTTACATCCTCCTCGTCTACATTATTGGTCTCACAGAAATATAATATTGCATCTATATATGTCAGATTCTTCTCGCGAACGATATCTTCAATCGTTTTTGAGAATTTATTTTTCGTCATCATCATTGTGTTAAGTGTCATTCGTACTCCTTTTCCCAGACACGCTTAATGTCTCTGTAGTAAACACCGACCGATCTTTTGATTAGACCGTTCTTGTCGTATGCTGGTGTTAAGCACACTGGAACCATCTTCTTGTCTCTTCGCTCACCAAAGTGTGAGTCGAGCCACACGCCGCTCTTCAGATAAATCTGCATGTTATAGACATAAGTCTGCGCGATCACTTGTTCACGAGTGACCTCATCTTTCTTTTTAGAAGATGCAAGAAACTTTTTCCAGTACTCAATCCATTGTTTGACTTTCTTTGGGTGAAGTTCTGCATCTTCATCAAGGTCTTCAAGCGAAGGATGAATAGGCGGTTCATAGCCCATGCCTTCGCGTAGATTCTCAAGATTGTCGATAAGGTCAAACAGTTGTTGCTTGAACAAATCTTGCACTTTCTCGGGCATGTAGCCAAGCCGAATTGCTTTCCATCCGTGCTTACCAATCGTAGCAAGATGCACATCAGGAATCTTTGCAACTTCGTCATTCACATCCCAGCCACTATGATTGCGAATCCACTTCTTCGTAGAATGGAGATACTCGCGATCCGTGACTTCGGTATGTACGAAAAAATCGCACTCTTGCCATGCAGCAAGGCGCTCTTCTTCAGTCTTTGCTTTTTCTAGTTGAGCCCAATTAGGCGCAGGGGTTAAGGTCTTCTTGGGTTTAGGAGTAAAACTCCGTTTTTTCTTCGCCGGCATATTTGTCCTCTAACCACCATTTTTCAGTAACTGCAGCCTCGGCTTTCATTTCAGCATCTTTTCGATCAATAATGCCTTTTGTTAGCCTGTCAACAAAAACGCAGTTTTGATAAATTTCGACGATAAAAGCACCATTCTCTTTAAGAACAATTGCTTCGTATTCACCGTCGTCTGACCAATAACTACTCAGTTCGATCTTCTCAGGAATCTTTTTACCGAAGATTCGATCCCAGTTATTTTCAAAAGTTTTTCTATCGACCGATAAAGGTCTTGGTTTACTGCCCTTTCCGTTCATATTCTTGCCACCATTTTGGAGGTTCTCTCTTAGTCCATTTAGCAAACGGTTGTTTGTCTGCCCAATAGAATTGTCTGTATGAAGTCAATGAATCACCTTCGACAATGCATTGAGGATACTGCGCCATGGCAGGCGTCGGTTGAGTAAAACCGGTTTTCTTTGCGTTGGTAGGAGGCAGCAGTAGAAAATACTCTAACTTTCGATATGATTCGTGGACACGACCATATCTATATTGATACTCATTTGCAAGCGCAGCCCATAACGCTTGCAGCCAGTTATAGTTCTCTACTGATTGACGAACCCACACCGCCGAAGGATGATTGATATGACAAGCCTTATATAGTTCTTGATTCATCGCAGTATCTGGATGAAAATATCTAGCGATCTTTCTTCCGCTAGTCGAACGACCATACCACAATTGACCATCAAGAACACGATGCGCAGTAGAAAGTAACTGCGCATACTCGACCGTCATCTTCACAACATGCTTATCGCAATGCTGCTCAGCACAAGCAGTAGGATTTTCGTGCAGATAAAATACATTCATTTTGAATCATTCTTTCTCGCAATGGCAATTTTGTATACATCACCAAGAATTTCTTTTTCTTGATGCGAAAGGCTATTATACAGTTTTTTATCCTTGCGCGCAACCTTGCCCACTTTGCGTAGAAGTTTTGCTTTCTTTGAATTCATTTCAAAGCCTCTTCAACTGCGGGAAAGTGACCAATGATAACTTCCCAGCACTTGCGAGCCACTTCCATATGCTCTTTCTGAGTACCGTTTGCCATGCGCAATTGGCAGTAGTGAACCCACGAGCGAAGCGAGCCAGCCATGTACAGCGTCGTCTCAGTGTTGCCTTCGGGTAGCACTGCTCGCGCTTGCTCTTTGGCAATGCCGTTGTCAAGTGCCCATTGATAGACTTCTTGAGACTTGTTGATCACCTCACGCTGCTTCATATTCCAGTTCTCAGCCAGATCGCGATCATTGGTCTCAATAGAGTTCTGTCGGTTCTTAGTGTCCTGAAGCCGAGATTCACGCGTGGTGAAGTTTTCCGATACCGCATAGCGCTGACTAAACTCTTGAAAGGAAAAACTCCTGTGCCGCAACACCTGCCGTGAGATATCGCGTGTGGTCTTGATCTCCATTGTGATATGAACCATTTCAAGAGGCGACCAATGCTCGTTCTGAATCAAATACTTCAGCAACTTGGGCGCAGTCTTTGCATTGTTCTGATTGCCAGGATTGCTCACTCGCGCCGCATACGCGACCAGTTCTTCTGCAGTATGGCAGCCCGTGATTGCGCTAGGCTTGCTCAGCGCAATTAGATTCACTTCACTCATAGTTTACCTCACAGAATGTTTTTATAAAAAATATGATTATCGATTACAAGTGTTCTTTCTAATGTAGGTACCCAATATGGTTTTACATAGTCTGCATGATAATGGGTTGCATCTTC